TCAACAATTATTTATAAATAGTTTCATATACAATATGAATTAAACTGAGAGGTATACTATGTCAAACAATCTAAAAGAATTAACTCGCCAACACCACGATAACGCAGAAAGAACAGAATTCGCAGAAATGCTACTATCGGGCAATATCAGCCCAAAACTATACCAAGAATATTTACACGCACAATTACAAAACTATATGGTTTTAGAATCAGCAGTTGAAGTGCCTATGGAATTAGAACCTATATTTAGGTCAACATCAATTGAAGAAGACTTACAAGAATTAGAAAACACGTTTGATCTCGAAGAAATTGAAGATAACTTTGAGTCAACATTAGAATATAATAAACATATACTAACTTTACTCGAGGAGGGTAATAATGAAGGTCTTCTTGCTCATCTATATGTGCGTCATTTTGGAGATGCTCATGGCGGACAAATCATCAAAAGAAACGTACCTGGGTCGGGTCTTATGTATGAATTCGAGAATAGAGCCGAACTTATTAAAAGCGTAAGAGAACTATTACACGACGGAATGGCTGACGAAGCAATGATTTGCTTTGAATACGCAGAAAGATTATTTCATGAACTCATGGAAAATTATAGAAACAACGCTGAGAACTACGAACCTGAAGATTATGCAAGAGCAAGAACAATGGATGCGTGGGACGAAGATGATAGTTGATTCGCCACTCTTTGACCAATTAAGAAAACTTGCTTCAACATTAATTAACGATTTCGATTCAACGATGGAACGCGTTGAGAATAAGAAACACGTTGCTGATCTAAATGGATGGAAGGATTACTTCTGGCATAGTAAGGAAATTCGTAAAGCTCATCTTAAGACAATTGAACCTGTAGGTAAGAACAAGTTATGGTTAATGCATATCAATATCTTTCCGCGTGAAGGAGTTGATATACCTATCTTTGGTTTAGATATTGTTGCGAATCCAAAAAAGATCAGCGGTTGCTTTTGCGACTACTCTCCAATTGATGAACTACAAAAACCCGACACTCATCCTTATATGATTAAGTTCAGAACAGCAACTGAAAATCTAGAATGGAAGAAAGAAAGAGTAATGCCTGATTGGGCGTTAGAGATCTTTTCGGAAAACATTGTAGGTGCTGGTGCAATTCGCGATGGAGAAGAAACCGAACAGTTAATTAACATGGCTTTAGAACTCTCAAGGTTCTACACAATGGAGATGGGCAATCCTCAATACAAAACTAGATGGATTAATACTCTCGAACGACAGAACAAGTATTGTGCAAAACAAAAGCTCAACCGAATGCTTCATAGTTCAATTTTGGCAATGGGAATTTCAGAAGAACGTAAGAATCAGTATGTAGAGAATGTCTTATTTGAAGAGATCTAGCATATAACGAAATGTAATATATTAGATAACTAAATATAATGGATATTTATTCTTATTTTCCCTTCAAGTTTGTATATATAATCGCGTTACCATTGGTAACATAACTATAACTTTACAAATAATTCCTAGAAGGAGAGAAATGACCACTTTGGCACTGAGAGCTGAAATCGAGAAATTGAAAAATAATGAGAAAGTCTGTAAGTTCTGTGAAATTACACAAGCCCTGTCTCTAATAACATTCCCTATCGCCCTACCGTTCTTTATCATCATCGCGTCATCTAGTTATTAATCAAATAAATAGATTGACATCTGACTGAAAAATTGTTATAATAGATCTGTTCAATTCAATAATAAGAGTTGAACGGATTTATTTACACTAAACAAAAAATAACTATTGACATATCACGTTAACTAGTATATAATACAAGGTATACATGACAAAAAAAGATTCTAAGGAAAACACTGATATGTCCGTTGTCGCTCTAACACCAGATAAAATACACCACGAAATATCTCATCATATTTCAAAAGGAGTACCGTACATCGATGCTCTATGCCACTTCGCTGATAAGAATGGTATTGAAATTGAAACGATTGCACAAATCGTAAAGAAGAGTTCTGTACTGAAAGAAAAGATACGGACTGAAGCAGTTGACTTGAGAATGGTGAAAAAAGAAGATGAACAAGATATCACAGACTTTAGTAAGTGATGATTCGTTTAATACATACGTAAAATTTCTGGCATTAAAGAAACATTTTACAACGGACAATTACGATTACTTCAAATATAATGGAAAGGTACGAGCAAATATTGATACCTTTATGTCGCGAAACGATGCATATTCGTTCGCAAAATTATCGAAAAAAGAGGACCCACAAGGTCTAATTTTGAGTAATCTTTTAATAAATAAAAACATCTGGGTTCGAGATTTACTCGACAGTGAAGGAGAAGCCAGATACACGAATTGGAGGAAGAGGGTAGAATCATTAGGTTATATCTTCAAATCCGAGCTTGCTCATCTTAATGATGAATACAAGCGAAACTTTATATCAATAGATGGACAACATCCTTTGGTAATGACTCTGTTATTACAGAAGAAGATTAGTTTGGAAACATTTACTATTCTTTCTCATCAAGCGAATATATTTTCGTATTGGCAAGAAAAAGTAGTTGACAAACACGTATCTTTTGATATAATAAACAAATCGCGAAAGTATAAACCCTTTCTCGATTTTGAGCCGAAGCGATTCCAAAAGTTAATTAAGGATCACTTTGGTATTTAATAAAATACTACGCAATATAACGCTATATATAAAGGAGAACTAATTATGGCACTAACAGACTTTTCTTCACTCAAGAAGAACCGTTCGAAGACTCTCGACAAGTTGAATTCACAACTCGAAAAGATTTCTTCAAAATCATATCAAGACCCTAACGCAGGGAAATTCTGGAAACCTACAAGAGATAAAGCAGGAAATGGCTTCGCAGTCATTCGATTCCTACCAGCCTCTAAAGGTGAAGAGATGCCTTTCGTAAGGATTTGGGATCATGGATTCCAAGGTCCTACAGGTCTTTGGTATATCGAAAACTCTTTAACAACATTGAACCAGGATGATCCTGTATCAGAGTTTAATTCTAAACTTTGGAACAGTGGTGTTGAGTCAGACAAGGAACAAGCACGTAAACAGAAGCGTAGGCTGAAGTATACTGCTAATATTATTGTCGTTAAAGACCCAGCAAATCCTGAGAATGAAGGTAAAGTATTCATGTATCAGTTTGGTAAAAAGATCTTTGATAAGTTGAATGATTTAATGAATCCAACTTTTGAAGATGAAGAACCAACCAATCCGTTTGATCTATGGGAAGGTGCAAACTTTCGTTTAAAGATCAGACAGTTTGAAGGTTATCCAAACTACGATAAATCTGAATTTGATCCTGCGTCTCCATTGTCTGATGACGATGCTGAGTTGGAAAGAATTTGGGGAGAACAACATTCTCTACAGGAATTGGTATCTGAAAGTAACTTCAAAACTTACACAGAACTGAAAACTAAATTGTATCGTGTACTTGATCTACAAAATGATGAACCGACTGCTTCTGCACCGGTAACTGAAACGGCTGACGAATTGGATTTATCCAATATGTCTAATGATACTTCTGAACCGGTTATGGCAACTGCCGAACCATCAGTAGGATCAACCGCAAGTGATGATGATGATGACCTTAGTATATTTAAGGAATTGGCACGTAGTTAAACAACTGTGGGGGACCTTCGGGTCCCTTATCTTTCTAGGAGGACATTATGTCTATTGAAAAAGAAACAACCATTCTCGATTTTGATTTTGGTTTTACAGCTGTGGACGCTGACGAACTAGAAGTAGTTCAACAAGCCAAGGAAGTTGCTACAACTTCAAATGCTACCGCAGAATCTAATGCAGCTAAAGCGCAGTTATTATATGACGCAGTAGTTCCTTTAATAAACAACTTAAAAGCTAACCCTGAAAAGGATTACATCTATTGGCCAAACCGATATGAAAAACTCGATGCGTTCGCTGATAAGTTACATCAAATTCTAAGTGGAGAATAAAATATGAGTTTACTCGATAAAATGTTGAAGGCAGGATCAGTAAAGCAGGCAGCTGCTCTAAATGATTCCGCTTTCTTTAAAGATAAGGATCCTATTCAAACAGAACTACCTATTGTAAATATTGCATTTAGTGGTTCGTTGAAAGGTGGTCTTATCCCAGGTCTTACAGTTGTAGCAGGAGAATCAAAAAGTTTCAAAACTTTGCTCGGCTTATACTGTATGAAGGCTTATTTGAAAAAGTACCCGAAAGGTGTTGCTTTGTTATACGATTCTGAATATGGTATTACACCAGAGTATTTAGAATCTTTTGATATTGATACTAGTAGAGTACTTCATATTCCGATTGAAGATGTTGAACAATTAAAGTTTGATATTGTTGGTCGTTTAGACGAAGTATCTAAAGGTGACAACATAATGGTAATGATTGATTCAATTGGTAACCTTGCTTCAAAGAAAGAAGTTGAGGATGCATTGAATGAAAAATCAGTTGCTGATATGTCGAGAGCAAAAGCTCTTAAGTCATTGTTTAGAATTATTACGCCTAGACTAACTACAAAGGACATTCCTTGTATTGCGGTCAACCATACA